TACCACCTAAAGTTGTAATCCATAAGTGTGATATGATCAGAGATAGAAAGATTACATGTGAGGATGATGCTGATAACATATTGTCTAGTATTGATTCCAATTCTGTAGATAAGATACTCATCTGTGCTAGAAGAACATCTCAAATTGTACAGTTGTTTGCTAACAGTAAACTAGGAACAGAGTTGTATGGTAGAGGATACAACTGGATGTACATCACTGCCAAGACTGGTGCAGTTATCAATGGCATCAAGGTCAGTAGAGTCAAGTTCTTTGAGACATTGAACCAGTGGGGTAAGGACAATACTAGATTTGTTGTGTTACATCACAGCATACTATCTGAGGGTATAAATGTAAATGGACTGGAGGCAGTATTGTTTCTCAGGTCTATGAATTACACTGCTATCAGTCAAACTATTGGTAGAGTGATTAGAAAGGGAAATGCTAACAAACAGTTTGGCATTGTGTCTATTCC